AGCCTGGGGAGCGATCAGCGCCGACTGGCGGAGCAGTTCGCTGTGGTTTTCGATCAGGAAGCGCTGGCGCTCGGCACCGGCGCGGAGGCTCTTGTGCTTCTCCAGGAGGGGGTTGCCAAGGTTCTGGATCACCGGCCGGAGCGGCTCGGGAGCAGGGGCGGCGGTGATGCCCTTGGCGCTGATGGCAGCGGCAACGGCCTTGGCGACGATGGCGTCGATGTCGAGGGCGGTCGGCGCACTAGGAGCGGCCGCCACCACGGTGTTGGATTCAGTCATGTTGTGTGGTGTCTGCTGTGATGTCGGCGCGGTTGTCGCGCCATCTTCGGAGGCGGAAGTGCCTGCCGTAGAAAGTGTATCGTCCGGAGATTCATCCGGTGTTTCGCCTTCCTCGATTTCGAGCTGGGCATAGAGGGCCTTGAACCAGTCACGGCCGGCGGCGCCGCCCCACAGATTGGCTGACACGTCTGCCGGGCTGTTGGGCTCGGCTTCAAGGAAGCGCTCATTGCGCGCCCACCATGCGTTCGCCTTCTGGATCTTGGCCTCGTTAGGGGCTTCACCGGCCACCAAGGCCTCGGCCTCTAGGACGGTCTGCTTCTCAAGGCCATCACCGGCGAGACCTTCGGCATACTGCTCAAGGCCGCGGCGGAGGTTGTTTCGGACGGTCTCCGGGGCGGTCTTGGTGACGGCCCGAGGATGCCAGCAGGCTGCCATGGCGAGCTGCTCGGTCGAGCGTTGAGCCAGTCCAAACTGGATGGCTTCCTGGGCGGTGAACCAAGTTTCGGCCTTCATGGCTGCCCGGATCTGCGAAGTCGGTTTTCCGGTGGCCTTGGCGTAGATCGAAGCCAGAACCTCGGCGTGTTGGTCCAAGGCGTCGGCCATCTTCCGCATATCCTCCGAGGTGCCTGCCACCATTCCGGAGGGGTCGTGAATCATGAACAGAGACGCTTCGGCCATCTCAACCGTATCGCCGGCCAGGGCGATGATTGAAGCAATCGAGGCCGCGATGCCGACCACCCGGGTGGTGACGGGCGCCTGACGGCCTCGGAGCATATTGTAGATCGACAAACCATCCCAGACGTTGCCGCCGGGGCTGTTGATCTCGACCACAAGGGGGCCTTGGCCGACGTCCTGTAGGGTTTGGCTGAAGGCCTTGGCCGACACACCGGATCCGCCGAACCAGTCCTCACCGATTTGGTCGAAGATCTGGATGGTGGCGGGCTCCATGGCCGAGGCCCGCGGCTGGTAGGAAAGCCAGTTGGTTACTTTAGTCATTCGGTTTTCTTGGCCCTAGGTTTGCGTTTCTTCGGGCCTGCCACGGCGACAACCTCTTGGATGGGCTCGGCTGGGATTTGTTCAGGCATAGTGCCCGACGGGTTTTCCTGAATGGCCATGTCGGCCGGTTCAGGTGCAATCGGCTGCTTCTGGGCGGTCGAGATTTGCGAGACGTCGATGCCGTACTTTCCGGCCAGGTCTTGAATGTATTTGGCCTGTTGAGCCTTCGACTCCAAGGCGGAGCGCCAGTCGATACCGCGGGCGCCATAGATCTCGTCGAAAGTCGTCACACCGGCTTCCAGCTCGGCCAGTTGGGCGGCAGAGTTGCGGCCGACGTCGACATTCGGAGCCCGCGGCGCCTGAATGGCGACTTCGTACCAGTCGTCGGGAGAGTCGCGCAGGCTGGGATCCACCCTGATGGCGTACTCCATGACGTGTTCCCAGATACGGCGGGCGGCCGATGCCATCACCTGGTGGCGGCTCCGGAACCACACCGACGACATATCGAGGGCGCCGCGGTAGACGGTCCCCTGCATTCCTTCGGGGAATACCAGGATGTACGGGATGCCGACGCCGGCGCACACCTTCTCGGTCAGGTTACGCCAGTATTCGCGCATGTTGACGTTGGGGCGGTCGGCTTGGAACTGCTCGAACTCGTCGCCGGATTTCAGAACCTTCACCGAGGAACCGAAAACGTTTTCGTAGTAGTTTTGGGCGGTGCCTTGAGAACCGGCCACACCGGAGCGCAGGCTTGTGGCCTGGACCTCACCGGAGCTGGTCTTGATCACCTGGGCCACGCTGGAGGCCAGCTTACAGGATTCCATCTCCAGCTTTTGGAGATCGTCCAGGTCGTGAAGGTCGTTGATCACACAAGCCACGAACGGCAGACCGCGGAGCTGGCCGGCACGTTGGGCCTCGTAGATGTGAATGATCGAGTCGGATGAGATCGACCGGACGTCGGCAAGCTGTCCCTGTTGCTGCTCCTGGCCGACGAAGTAACTGAGAGCCCGACCGGTGCGAGTATCGAACCGCACACCGTCGAAGATGTCCGGTTGATTCTCCTGCCCGGTAGGGGTGGAAACCTGCTGCGGCTCGATGAGCTGCAGGCGGGGCCGGCCGGTTTCGCCCTTAGTGAGCAAGATGAAAGATTCGCCGTCGTAGAACCAACCGCGGGCGGCCAATGACATCAGGGTGCCGAAAGACTGCCGGGATCCAATGTCCGGATATCTGCACCAGATATCCCACCATTTTTTGGCCTTGAGATTCCATTCCGGATCCGAGGAAGCCGGCTGCACCGAGAAGTTGCTGCCGACCGTGTAGTTCTCGAACAGGTCACCCAGGCGGTTCATCACCGCGTTATTCTGCTCGAAGAACCGGGACTTTCGGACGATCTGCTGCCGGGTCGAGCTGGTGACATCGAACCTCACCGAGGTGTACGATGTGTCGAGGAAGGATCGGCGAATCGAGTTCGAGGCGCCCTCGTAACGGTCGACGGGTGCCGAACGGAACTTAGCCAGGATGGTGTCGAGGAAACCCATTAGGACATCCCCACCCGGTAGCTCGCCTCCCGGCGAAAGTTCGAGAAGTCGCCGCCGTAAGACGTGGCAGCCACGAGCACCACGGCCATCATCTTGTTGAAAATCTGGGTGTCGGTAGGGGCTGAAACGCCCTCCTGGCCGAGTAAATAGACAGCCAGGTCGTAGTCATTGAGTAGGCTTTCCCACATCTCGACCATCTCTGACGGTGCGGGAGCGCCTTTGCCTGGCTCGGCGAACTCGACGGACACATCCGACGATGAGGTCGACCGGACAACCTGTCCGGATTCGATCACCGACGATGCCGCCACGGACTTGGCCGACAAGGCGGCCAACAGGGTCACGCCACCGAGCGTCGAGTAGACAGCCCGGAGGTAGCTCCTTTTGATGGCCACCGTGAATGTGAACATTCCGGCGGAGACCCTGCAGGTGTTTGGCCTGCCTTCAACCAGTTAGTAAAATTATTGGTCGGGTGTGGAAACAAGGTCGTTCCACAGCATCACCATGGCGAGCTGCATGATTTCGCAGTCGTGCAGATGGTCGGGCCACTTTTGGTTGCGTTTTACCCAGACGTGTTTGATGCGGCCCGCGCGGTTGGCTTGTGGGCGCAGGACGTGAGAGTCGAGGTGACGCCAGTAGAGATCGGGCTCGGCGATGTAGGCGCCTTCGGCCTGCACGCTGGGCGGATCCTGATGGACGCCCCATTCCCGGTCGATGTCGCCTTTCCGGAGCCTCGATAGCATGTCCCGGAGGTGCTCGGTGTCGAATACCAGGAGGGGCTGCACCACGTCAGTCCGCATCGAGGAGGATGTCGACAGGCCAAACGGATGGACAGCACCGGACGCCGATGTGAACCGGGCGCCGGTCTCGCGGCCTTTTAGCGGCATCCAGCCAATCACCATGGGCTTTCTTAGGCCTCCTTCAGGTGGGTAGCGCAGGCCACACGGGAACGTGATTGGGTTGGACGTCACCGAGGAATAGGCGGCGCAGGCGTCGTAGACCGTCTGCGTGTTGAAACCGGAGTCAATGCCGACATCCATGTCGTGAACATTGAGGGCCACCTGCACCCGGCGGAGGGCTGCGAAGTCGTCGGCATGGCCGGCAGCGATCAATGTCGAGTTGCCGTCCTTCCATTCGCGGCAGACCCACCACAGGAACGGCGCCACGGCCTGGACGTCTGCTGTCAGATAGCGCCTGCCGCCATCGAGCGTCACCGTGGCGGATGTCTCGGGCCGTTCCTGTTGGATGTCCTGTTGTTCCCAGGGCTCGGCCAAGTTGCCGTTGATGAAGCCCTGGAGGCCGGCCATCGAGGATTTGGCTTCAAGGAAGGCCACGGCCAAATGGCCCCAGGTGCACTTGCGGTCGGGGCTGTAAAGGCTGCTTAGATGGTAGGACCGAACACCGGGCATGGCGTTGGGATTCTCTGGGCGCCATTGTCCATGGCGGAGGGCTGCCACCTTGTGGGCATCGGTGATCTTACCGAGGCAGAGCTGGCAGACGTAATGAGCGGAGGCCCGGACTTTGGCTAGATCGTGTTTGCCGTCCTCGGTCTTGGCGTCGTCCCAGGTCACCTGGCGCCATTCAAGTTTGATCAGCTCCCGGCAGTGTGGGCAGGGCAGGTAGTACCGGCGCTGGTCGCCACGGAGGAACCGTTGCCATATCCGGCCTTCGACCACGGTGGGCGTCGAGGTCATGAAGGCTTTAGAGCTGGAGAACGACTTAAGACGTTGCTCGGCCAGGTCGAGGGCGTCGGCCTCCTTGGCCGTAGCCTCGGCGAATTTGTCCACCTCGTCGGCGATCAGCACCCGGACGGGGCGGCTGGCTAGGTTGGCTGGGCTGTTGGATCCGACAAACGTCAGTGTCGACCGGGTGAAGTTCTGCTCCAGGTTGGTGATCTTGTCGGCCTCGGCGGGAAAGCATTCCAACATGGTCGGGCTGTCCTCCAGCATGGGTAGCCAGCGGGATTTCGAGAAGGATCGGGCGAGATTCTCGGAAGGCATCAACCACAAGGCCGGACTGGGCTCGTTGGCGATCAGCCAGGCAAGGCCGGCCATCAGGGTGGTGGTCTTCGAGGTTTGGCTGCCCCAGCACAGTGTCACTTCAGAGACCGATGGGTTCTTCCAGTCCTCCATGGGCTCCCGGGTGTACGGCCTGACAGACGTCGAGAACGGCCCCGGGTGCTCGGTCTGGCGTTGGGTAAGCCGTAGGTTGGCTTCGGACCATTCGACCACCGTCTGCTGCGGGGTGGGCCGGTAGAGGTTGCGGCGGTAGTCTAACAGGCTGCGCTGGAGGTCGGTCAGGCTTTCCATGGGTCGGTATTGTGTAACGTCTTGAGGCAGACCTCCTGGACCCACCTGGTCAATTCACGCTCGGCGTGCTCGGGGTCGTGCGGTGCTATCCGGCCGGAGAGCTGTTTCGGCATCGCCTTTAGCAGTGAGGCCACCGCCCCATCGTGCTCCTGCATCACCTTCCGCACCCAGTCGCCGGAGACCAGTCGCCGTTCCTTTTCGGCCTGGGCGATCACCTCGTCACGGGCCGACGTGAGGTTCTTTGCCGCGGCTGCATGGATTGAAACAAGGCGGGCGGTGTCGGCCCGGCCTTCTCTCATAGCAACGACAACCAGCTTGTAGGCTTCCAGCTCGATTTGCCGTTGGCGCTCGTAGGCGCCTTCTGGCGAGTCGGTAGCGGCTGTGGCTGTGTCGATAGGGTTTGCTGCTTCAGCAGGCCTGTATGGGCCTTCCTGTTCGATTGCGGTGGGGTCTTGTTGTGGCGGTAAATCCTTGGTGAAGTCGGATCGCCGCCGGACGTTCTTCTGGCGCCAGGTGTCGGCTGCTTCCATGGAGTCCATGGGCATCCCCTTTTTGACCAGATAATTGACGTAACCGTGGGTGATGCCGGCGTGCTCGGCGTAGGCTCTCTGGGTCATGGCTTCAAAGCGTTGAGGATTTCTGGAGGCAGCATCGAATTGGGAACGGTGGCGGCGTATTGCAAAGCCCGGAAAACACCGTCACGCCTGCTGTCCTGCTGGTTTGGCACGCAATATCCGGCCAGTTGCTCGGGTGGTGTTCCGCGTTTCATTAGGCGGATAAACCAGGCCACATTTGCCACGCCATATTGATCAACAAGAAATGAAATGTGATTCGGTTGCATTACTATTGTTTTTAGTGGTTACTCACACAGAATCATAGGGGTCTCGCGTTCACC